AACATAATAAATGGTGCTTATAAAAATCGTGATGTGAAATATACAAGTTGTAATAAAACGAGAAAGAGAAAACCGAAAGAATACCTATAAAAAATCGGCGTTTTAAATGTCCAAAGGTGTAAAATAATAATCTAATATTATTATATAATGAATTCATTAGTATTATTATTAATAATCATACTCGTTTTGTTTTATTTTATGGATAATTCAATCGATGGTGATGCATTCTATGAAAAAATATCACATCATTCTAATAAAATATTATACAAACATGAAAAATTTACACCGGAATCATCTATGGGACAAAATACAATATGTAGCAAAAATTGCTGTTTTTCTGGTTGGCCTAATAGTGTTCAAGATACAGATCCAGTTTTTACAATAAATCCAGAAGATATTGGAACCAAATATACTACATCAAATGATACTTGTAATAATGGATTTTTTACTGGATGTGTTTGTAAAGAAATATAATTCTTGTTCATATTTTATAATATAAATATATTCATATTATAAAATTATATTTTAGTTTATTTATCAAGTTTATTATCGTTACTTATATTATTATGAATTTTTTAGTTGAAACTAAAATAGAATATACAATGCAGTTAGTAAATATAATTTCTCCATTTATTTATGATGGTATACAATCTCTATACGAAGATTCATTAAAATTAGCAAAAGAAAATGAAGAATTGATGATATTTCAAAGTTTTTTAAAAAAAATTCCAAAATGGAATAATAATATTTTAATTAAAGAAACAACACGAATATTAAATGATAGTAATTGTAAAGATTTATTACAGCAATTATTAAATGCAGTTATTAAATCAAATATAATGGTATTGACAAATACACCTCCAGAAAAAAAACATACTATAAAAATTCCAAAAACTATTGATTTTCAAATGTTCATTCATAATGCATACATTGAAACTGCAAAATTAATATATAATAATCCATATTTATTTTATCATAAATATTCATTATATGATATTAAAAAAAATCAACGAGATTCATTGGATAATATTAAAATTGCTATTAATGAATCTATTAGAAAAATGTTACCACTACAAATAATATTAAAAGAATATTTGGGCGAAGATTCTATTATTAATAATGATAATTTTGAAAAAAATATTTCAGATAATGAAAAAATGTTATTAAGTAATTTAATTAAAAATGATGGAACTAAAGTTGAAAAAAAAATAACAAATAATATTAATGAAAATAATAAAGACAATGATAATAATGGTACAAATAATGATAAAGACGTTATAAAACATAATAATATTGATATTGATCATTTAAAAGAATTATTAAAAAATAATCCATTAATATCATCATCTAGTGATATTAATGTTGATTGTAACAATCATGAAAAAGTTAAAACAGAATTAGATAATGAAATTAAAGAAACAAAATTACAATTAAATACGCAATCGAATACAAATCAAAATACAAATCCAACATATAGTTTAAAAAAAATAGTACCAGTTTTACAAAATTCTAATAATAATAAAAAACTGAATGAAATTAAAATAGAAAGTGTACATAAAATAGATAGTGAAATTAAAGCAGATAGTGAAATTGATAGTGTATCATATTATAAAAATTCTAAAGTAATTGATTCATTTAGTAATAAATCTACAAGAAATAATAATGCATCTAATATTGGATCTTTATTTCTTTCTAATGAACCAAAAAATGTTATTAATTCTGTTAATTCTGCATATATTCAAAGATATTTACATGATGAACAGCCATCAATAAAATTATCAGAAGATTCTCATATTAATTCTATACAAAATGTAAGAACCGATAAATTTAAAAATAAATATTATCAAGTTTAATATAATATTATTTGCTTAATGGCTTGGGAACAGAAATTACAGACAAATCATCAAAATGCTTCTAACTATATAAATTTTAAATATTAACAAAAATAGATCTCTTTATAAATCGCAACTTTGTTTTTAGAAAAGTACACCACATTGACGTTTAAAAATTGCATATGTGATTAGAAAAATGATGATTTTAATACTTGTTTATATAAAGCATCGCAATAGGACTCAAAAAAAGAGGTAACGGTGAGAAGGGTTAAAATACAGTCAAAGTGACAATGACAGTAAAAATTGAGGATTTGCAGGTATATATGTCTATATAACAAATAATAAAAATATTAACAAGATACAAAAATAATAAATCCATGCATAGTTGGATTTGGGGTTCAAGTTATAGTTGTATTGTTAATATTATCATATAAAACCATGCGGCTTACTCATGAATACATATCCAATGAATATGGAAGTACAAAATCATTGCTACAATTATGAGAACAATACATATTATCTTTATTTGTTAGTACCCAATCCTCTGGTGCGGTATAGTAATCTGGTATTACATCAGATAATTTCAGAATATGCTCTTTAGTAGCCCACCAGAAATTACCGGCATAGTGTAAATTATTGTAATGACAACCGTATGTTTCATATGTCTTTAATATTTCAACTGCATCTTTCCATTTTTGAATATTCCAGTACAACATTGATTTTATCCATTCTACAACTCCATCTTCTTCTTTTGTTCCAAACCATCGAATACCTTTTGTATGTAAGTAATAATATAAGGTTCCAGGTGGATCAGAATTACTAGATTTTTTCATATGTAATAATGTTGGTCTCTCATATTCTTTACTATTTCCTTTATAAATAATTTTTATTTTTGGGTCGTCAAATCGTTTATCCATTATTAAATCTTCATCATATATTATACCTAAACGTATTTCTGTTGTATTATCATATAATCCATAACCTTTAACACTATCAATTAATAAGTCATATGATTTTTGCCATTCTCCTTTTTCACAAACATGTATATAGCCAATGATTGTCGGTTTTTCTTCAAGATACTCTATTGTCTTTAACTTTACAAAATCAAAATATATATAAGATAGTAGTAGAACTACTAAGACTATAGTAATTATTGGAATAATTTTTTTCTTTAAATATAATTTCATTACTGTATTTATACTATTTATATAAATTTTTTTACCAATACAAATATAATTAGATTTATTTGTGTTATTATCATAATTAAAATATGTACTATACAATTTTAATTCTATACAATTTTAATTCTATACAAAATGTAAGAACCGATAAATTTAAAAAATATATTATTATATAATATTATAAAAATATAATATTATATAATAATAATATTAATAATATGTTTTTTAATTCATATTTAATTGCGATTTTATCAGGAGCTTTTGTATATTTAATTATGATTATTGATTCAAAATACATTGAACCTAAAAAATATAAAGATAATGTTTCACCAAAAATACCATTATTAGTAACTCTTTTAATTTGGATAATATGTACTTTTCAAGAAAATAATATTATTAAAAAAGTACCCGTAATTAATGCAATTAATCAACAAATATTAACCGATCCTTTTTAATATCTAGTTTATAATTAATGAGTAATGTTAATGATTTTGTTATCTCTGGTCAAACATTGCAACTTGAAAAATTTGATCTTAAAAAATTAGTTGTAAATGATAAAGGCGAATTTGTTAATCCTAGAATTGCTATGATTGCTAAATCTGGCTCTGGAAAAAGTTGGGTAATTAGAGAAATATTATATTATTTATCTAAAACAAATATACCATGTGGTACTATAATAGCACCAACAGATAAAATGACAAAATTTTACAATGATATTGTTCCTCCCTGTTACATTCATCATGAATATAAAGAAAATATTATACCAAAATTACTTCATCGTCAAAAACTTATTATTGAAAAAAAACAACAACGTATTAAAGATGGAAAAAAACCTATAGATCCTCGTGGTTTTTTAGTTATGGATGATTGTATGTCCTCTAAACATTTATGGTTAAAAGATCCACATGTACTTTCTATATTTAATGAAGGTAGACATTTTCAACTTACTTTTATTTTAGCTATGCAATATGCCATCGGTATTCAACCTGAATTAAGAAGTAATTTTGATTTTGTTTTTCTTTTAGGCGAAGATACATACTCATCTAGAAGAAAAATCCATGAACATTATGCTGGTATATTTCCAAAATTTGATATTTTTGATCAAGTTTTTAGTCAAGTTACCGATAATTATGGTTGTATGGTTTTAGATAATAGGATTAGATCAACTGATATTCAAAAAAAAGTATTTTGGTATAGATCTAAAGATACTCCTAATTTTACTGTTGGAATACCTAGATCTATTAAATTTAATAAAGATAATTTTGATCCAGATCATGATAAAAAAACACCAGTTATTGATTTATCTAGTCTTGTTTCAAAAAGAAGACAGGTTGTAAGAGTTAAAATGAATTAATTAAATGATTGTACTAAATTATTTAATTAAATTATTGTACTAAATTATTTAATTAAATGATTGTACTAAATTATTTAATTAAATGATTGTACTAAATTATTTCCATCTATTTTTCTAATATTCTTTAAATATGTTTTTTTTGTTCCTACCCATGGCTGATTATCTTGAAACATCGATTTAAATATATTATCTACATCTTTTGATTCAACTAAATCTAGATCTAAATTTCTCGGTAAATATTTATATTGTATTTCATTTTTAGGACACTTTAATGTCATTTTTGTAGTTTCTCTTACTACTATTATTAATCCTATAATAAATATTAATAAAATTATTACTTTGAAAGATATCATATAATATTAAAATTATATTTTAATATTATAAATTTGAATATTTAAACACTATTTAATTGCTCTTTAGCATCTTTTTCTAATTGATCTTTTTCTAAATTATATTTTGACATTAAATCTTCATACAGTATTTTTGCTTTTGTTAATTCTTCATCAATCTCCGTAACTGTACTCTCTTTTAATTGAACAATGTTATTTTCATTTAGCAATTTCTTTTCTTCAACTGCTAGATTTTCTACTAATGTTTTAATTTTTTCTTCGTCCTGTACAATCTCTTCATTTGAAATTACTACATTTTTGTTATTTAATTCTTTTTCTTTTTGATTTTCTGCTTCTACTTCCATTTTCTTTTTCTTTGCATCTGCATGCGCTTTCATTTTTCTTTCCTCTGCATAATCACGTGCCTTTTCTTGTGAATCTTTATATGCCTTCATCATATCATTTAATTTCTTCTCTGCATATACAGCTTCATCTACTTTAGATACATCATCATCCCAAGGTAACCATCGTCCTACCATACCAATAAATACATTATGATATTTATCAAATTTTCTAATATCTTCACATCTTTTTCTGGCAGCTTCTTCTGTTCCATATACACCTCGAATTTTAAATGCTCTTACATTATGTTCTTGTGGAATAATATTACCTTCTGGATCTTTGATCGAGCTTGGTGTTATAATAGAAATACATGCCCATTGTTGTGAATTAATAACTGGATCTTCATCTAAATGATCTTCTTCCATTTTATAAAAATATATATTTATTTATCTTTAAATCAAAAAATTGAATCTTATTATTATTATAATATAATAATAATAATATAATAATGAATGAAGTAGACGTTATTGTAAATATAAATATTCATAAATTAAATAATCCATTAATATTACCAAATGCTAAAGTAAGTATGAAATATTATACAATACCTTTGTATTATAATAATACAAAATTTATATTAAATGTCGAAAAATCTAATATTGAAAATGCTGGTTTAGGTATTTTCACTTATGAAGATATTCCTAAAGAAGTACAAATTGGTTATTATATTGGAGTTTTAAAAGAAGGTGATGATGATTGTGTTGGTGATTATTCATTTTCATTAAATAAAAGATATTATTTAGATGCTCGTAAACATCCTAGATGTTATGTTGCAATGATAAATGATGCACATAATTCTAAATTTAAAAATAATTGTGAATTTAGAATTGAATTAGAAGATTCTAATGGAAAAAAATATAAACCACATGAAAGAAAAATTACATTATGGTCAATTAAAAAGATTAAAAAATATAATGAATTATTTGCTAGTTATGGTACTGATTATTGGAAATATCGTTAAATATTAATTTATTAAAAAATTGAAAATATTATTAATAATTGCAATTGTTAATAATATTTTACAATTATGGAAAAAACTTTAGATTATTTTATGAGTAAACTGTCAAGTGACCTTGGAAATAAAATTTATTCATTTCTTATTCCAGAATCAGAAAATATTAAATTTTGCAAATATTCAATAAATAAACATAGTAATTCCTCGTATAATCCAAAATATGAAAAAGCATATATTAATAATTTACTTGTTATAAACACTTCTGGATTATATTTATCACGAATTTCTAAAAAAAATAAAAAACATAGATATTATATAACTGAAGAAATTATTGATATTATTGATGTAGAACATCATGATAGTATTTATAAAATTAATCATTATGATTATTTATCTACTTATGTTGGTAAAAATATTGATAAAGCATTACTCATTTTATTCTATTGATAATAATATTTTTAATTAAAAATATTATTATAATTTTATTTATTAATAGAATAATTTAATTAACTAAATAGTTCCAGTACTTCCAAAACCACCAGTCCCCCTTTCTGTATCATCTAAATTATCAACAAATTCAATAATAATAGGTTTTAGATCTGGTGCACATAATTGAAATAATCGCTGACCTTTTGTTATTTGTGCTTCTGTATCTGTAATATTATCAACCATCGCACAAATTTCACCACGATATCCAGTATCTATAATACCAACTGAGTTAGCTAATCTTAATTGTGTCTTTGAAATTGATGAACGTGGATATAAATAATATCCATGTTTTTGATCTGGTGCTGCAGCAATACCTAATGATATTTTAACAGTTGATCGAGGAGGTACTATAATATCCTCCATGCAAAATAAATCATATCCAGAATCGCCTCTTTCTAATCTTGCAGAATTATCTTCTTTATAAATAAATTTAGCATAATCTGTTAAACATTTTAAGTATAATTTCATTAGTTATTAATTAAATTTCTTTCTAATTTAATTAAAAATCAATTTTTTATAATATTGTTATTAAAATTCTAGCTAGTAATATATATCCAATCATTCCTAAAATAAAGCCTGTTATATATGAATTAGTAATAGCATTTGAATTACGACGCCATAATATTATTTGTTCATTCGTTGTTAAATAATCTAATATATATTTTTGTTTTGGCATAATCATATAATAAAGTGTTGCGATAATATAAGTTGTTAATGAAAATATACAATAATTATATGAATTTTTTTTAAAAAAATATAAATAAAATGCACCAACTAGTATACCTAAAATTTGACCTTGTAAAAATAATGTTACTCTTTCTGAAACTATTTCATTATATATTTCTAATTGTTTTGGTTTATCTAAAGATGCAAAAAAAAATTTTGCTTCATTAGTATGACCACTAGTTACAATTACATAAATAGATGCAAAAATAAAACCAGTAGATATTAAACATGCAGAAATTCTCATTTATATATATTATTATAATAATATATAATTAATAAAATAATATATAATATTAAATATGAGCATTGCAAATAAAAAATTAAATTTAGATAATTTGATAGTTAATGTACAAAATAAATCAAAAAACTTAAAATCTATTATTTTGCAATTATTTGAATTAAAATTACATGAAAAATTAAATTTAGAACATGTTATTAATAAAATACAAGAAAATTCAATAGATTTAAAACAAATATCTATTGAACAACTTTGTACTGCTACTTATACTGAATATTTTATGTATAATTTAACATTAGATGATATTTTTATATACATTATTGGTTTTACTAATTTTATTATAATCTTATTTAATAATTTAAAAATTTTTAAAATACCAAATCATTTATCTAATGAAAAAAAAATAAAAAATGCAAATACTATTTTTCATTGGATACACGTCAGTTTTTCTATATTATATTCCGTATATATGATTTATATGATGTTAAATGAAAAAACATATTTTTTAAAATCTAGATTTGGATTTTTTATAATTAATGTAATAACATCTATTGTTTTAATATATAATATTAATAATAATTAATTAATATACTTTTCTAAAGATTGATATTCAACACTATTAGATTTTTTCTATTTTAATATAATACTTGTCTTCTTCTTCTTCTACTATAATCTATATTTACAGGTTGTTCAAGTGAATTAATAGACCAATGACATATAGAAATAAAATTATAATTATGATAATTTGAGACATTTTGTAATTGATCATTATTAACATTTATCCAGTCTAATAATCTAATTGTAATATCATTACTATGATATTTAATCATATAATTAAAATATAATTCATATTCCGATGCACCAGAAACATCATTACCAACACAATCAATGAATGCTTGCCAAAAAGGTTTTTTATGTTCAATTTCAACAATTTTAAATATTTCCAGTAAATAATTTGTATTAAACATCATATGATGACAAATACCACTAAGTTCAATTACTTTATCAAATTCATTATTTAATAATTTCATATGTTTAAAATAAGGTATATTATGTTCAATACCTGTTGCAAAAAGTGGTTTATTATCATCAAAAAATTTTATTTCTTTTAGTATAATAACATCTGCATCTATTACTAAATAATTATCAAGAATGTTTGGAATACATAATCCTGAATACAACTTTAATAATTGTTGTAAATACCATCCAATTCGATTTTTTAAATTTGATTTATTTTTAAAAGCATGTATTATATATTCTTTTGTAAAATAAAAACTTTTTTCATCTATAATAAAACAATTATCTATTATAATATCTGGATCATATGATACAATATAAATATTACTATATCCAATAACATTTTTTTTAATATATTTTATTTGCTCATATATATTACTTCTTTCATTAGGTCCTAATGGTATTACTATATCAAACATATCTTTTAAATACATAAATTTTTCTAAATTTTTGCAATGAATATGTAAATTAAAAATTGGAATTTTAACATCATTAATAATTATAAATGGTTTTCTTATTCCATCAATGTTTATCCATAAAAATTTGTAGTCGTTATATTTAATTATACAAGTTTCATTAATAAATCCAATAGTATTGCCAGCACAATTTCTAGGATCTATCCCACCTAAATATTGACCAATTGCAGCTGCATCAAAAATAAAATTAAATATATTATAATTTTTTGATACAAATTTTATTTCATCATTTTGATCTTCATAATTAATAAAAATTGGAAAATTATCTATTAAATTTGTTTTTTGTTTAATAATTGAGAAATTTTCCATGTCATTCAAATTAAATTGATAATTATCTAGAATTATTTTAAAAATATCATGATTTGGTATATACATTATGCTAGCTATATTTCTTTTATATGTATCAAATGGTAAATACATATAATTATTATTAAATGAATTAATTAGAATATCACAATTATAATATAATAAAACATCATTTTCAAGATGAATTACATCTTTAACATTATATTTTTTCATATATTCATAAATATAAAAAAATCTTTCTGATGTTAATGTCCAAAATCCAGATCTAAATGTTTTATCTAATGTTGTATTATCATAAAAATTGTAAGTATCTTCTAAATTATTTGTAGTAATTAATTCAATATTGTCTTTTACGCAATCAAAATTAGATAATAAGTTTTCGCTAATAATTATAACTATTTTTTTATGTTTTAATCTAATTAATTGTTCAATATTATTAATTATATAATTTTGAAAATTTATTAAACAAACTAAAATTACGGTTGCATTTGACATTTATATAAATATATATATTTATATATTTATATTATATTATGCAAATAATTTGTAATAATTCTGGTAGATTAGGAAATACTATTTTTAGAATGTTTGCTGCAATAATTTTTTGTATTATTTATAATACAAAAATATTAGAAAATGAAATTGAACTTTGTAACAATAATATTATTCCAATTGATGATATCTATTTTAATAACTGGTTAAATAATTTTTATAATGATAAAATTCAAGATGTTGATAAAAATTTAACTTATTTTTTTAATGGTTATTATCAACATGATAAAATATATGTTAAATATAAAAATGAAATTATAAATTATATTAATAATAATAATCTGATTTTAAAAACTCATTTTAATGAATATTATAAAGCAATTGATTTAATTAATTATGATTTAGATACAAAATATGATATAGTTGTTCACTTAAGATTAGAAGATTTTATTGATATATCTATGAAACAATCATTTGTAATGAATCCAATATATATTAAAAATATAATTCAAAAATTAAATATTAAATATCCTACTCAAAATATTTGTTTAGTATTAAATAAACCAAAATATGATATTGAATTTAAATATATTAATTATTTAAAAATTAAATGTAAAAATATTGTTGTTGAATCTAATGATCCAATAAAAGATTTTAACATAATGAAAAATGCTAAAATTTTAGTTTGTTCAATGAGTACATTATCTTGGACTGCATCATTTTTATCTAATACACTTGAAGAATTATATTTTCCAGACTATCAAAATACACAAATTCATGAAACTTTTAAAAAACCAATAGAAAATACAATATTATATGAATTTACAAAATGTACTGTTAGTGAATTAGAACAAATTTTAGATTTTACATTAAATTCTGCTCTAATTATAAGTGGAGAAAAAATACAAGAAAAATGTGATATTTATTTAGCAAATACATTTAATGAATATAATCCAAAAACAAGAAATCATATTAATAAGCATATTTATTATAATAACATTACATCAAATTATGATAATCCAAAAATAATATTTACATATACTTTTAATATTTCTATTTTATCAACAGTTATTGATAATTTTATGAATGATTTTATTCTAGTTACACATAATTGTGACGAAAATATTATAGAATCTGATACTGTTATTAAAATATTAAATTGTAATAAATTACAAAAATGGTATACTCAAAATTTAGCTTATGATCACGAAAAATTATTTTTATTACCAATTGGATTTGCTAATAGTGAATGGTTACATGGTAATTTATCTATTTTTAATCATTCAAATATTATGAATAATTTACAAAAAAAATATAAAAAAATTTATTTTAATTTTTCAATTTCAACTAATAAAGATAAAAGACAAATTTGTTATGATTCATTAAAAGATAAATTAGAATGGCTATCAAATATAAATCCTACTGATAATTTATATAGATTAAGAGATTACGAGTTCTGTATTTGTCCAGAAGGAAATGGATTTGATACACATAGACTATGGGAAGCATTATATTTAAAAGTAGTTCCTATAGTAATTAATAGTGATTTTTCAAAAATATTAGTTAAAAATAATTTACCTATCTTAGTTTTAGAAAACTGGAATGACCTAAATAACCTAGATATTAATAATTTAAATTATTTAGATTATAATTTTGATATAATTCGTGAAAAATTTACAATTGATACTATTTTTACTACAATTTAATTATATATTTTTAATTTAATTATATATTTATAATTAAATTAAATTGATTCATACATTTTTCTAAACATATATGAAAATTTGTCATATTTCATATTATATTTTCCATCTGCATATTCATATTTAATATTTTCTAATATTCGAGTATCCTCATCGATTGTATGCTGCAATATATTTTTCATAATATTATCTCCAAAAAAATTATATACATCCCCAATAAATGTATTATCATTTGTACACCAATAATTTCTATGAACTTTTACAAATAATCTTGTTTGATTTGGTGTAACTGGTAATGCAAATGTAACTATTGTTTTAATATTTTCACCAAATTTTACTCTTGATACAACTGTGTATGGTAATATAAATTCATTTTCAATAATTAAGTCTTTAATATTAAAAATTCTATTTACTGCTGAATCTTTTCCTGATTTATAAAAATAGGTTATTTTATAATGATTAGGATGATCTTTTATCTTAACTGGTGATGGATCATTTAATGGTAATGGATTATCTTTATTACCAAACGAATGAACGTATGAGATATGCATTACATCTAATAAATTTTCACTTACTAATCTATTATTAGCATTAATTATTGAATTAATATACAATGTTGAAAAATTATTATCTTGCGTTTCTTCCTCTTGGAAAATGTCATTATCTGTATTTTTATAACAGTTATCTTCTAAATTTGTATTAAGATATATCCATCCATTTTTTTCAAATATAGGATAACTTTCTTGATTTAATGAAGAGCTAATTGTTTTTTCTAACTTTTTTCCCGGCATTTTATATATTTTACCATATTCATTAAATTCTGCTCCGTGATATGGACATACTACACAATTATTACTTAAATATCCATTTTTTAATGATGCTCCTCTATGATGACATTCATTATCTAATGCATATAATTTATTAGTCACATCTTTCCAAATAATATAATCTTTATTTAATACAGTTACTTTATATAATTTATTACTTTTAATATTTTTTATCTCTTCTACAACATAGCAACCTAGATTATATTTAGTATAATATTTTTTATCATTGCTTAATTTAATATTATTCTGATTTAGACAAGTTAAACTATTACTTCTATTAAATATTAGTAATGATATTAATAATTTATATATATTCATTTATTACATTAATTAGTATTATTTTAAATATTTATAATATTAAATATTTAAAAAATTGAATATACTGTTTATTATAAATATAATATAACACTATTAATGACGATTGATAAACATAAAAAATATAAATATATTAATACTTATATTAAAAATGATATTAATCAACTAAATGATATTAATGATATTAATCAATTAAGCAATAGTATTAATAATTTAGACATAAATTTAGATAAAGCTATTATTTATGTAAGATGTAGTACACCTGGTCAAAATAAAGATCATAATTATTCATTAGAAACTCAAGAAGGTATTTGTCGAGATTTTTGTAATAATAGATTCTTTGTTAAAGATGTTGTATCTGAAATAGTATCTGCAAGAGATATTAATAGACAACAACAATTATTAAATTTAATTGATAACAGTTCGGATATAAATTTAATTGTTGCAGATGCATCTAGATTATCTCGTGATTTTACAAATTCGATTAATTTGATCGAAAAATGTAAAGAAAAAAACATATGCATTTATTCTGCACGGGATAATTTAGATATTAAAACATTTGCAGACAAAAAAATGTTTGTTGATAATTTGTTATTAGCACAATATGAATCTGATATGACTTCATTTAGAATTAAAACTTCAATTGCTCATCGTAAAAGAATTGGTAAATTTATTCCTCGACCTAGTTATGGATTTAAAATTCAAAATATAAATGGTAATAAATCAATGGTCAAAGATGATACTGAAGTAAAAGTTATACAATTAATTAAAAAATTATATTTAGGTAGTAAAATAAAAGATATTCAAGATCTTTTAAAAGAAATTACAGAATCAGATAATTCTGGTTCTAGTTTAATGGAGATTGAAGATAACCGGTTTGTTAAAATAAAAGAAGTTAAAGAAGGTAACTTTACATTTAGTGATATTGCGCATATTCTTAATGAAGAAAATATTACAAATAAAAACAAAAAATGGACTTGTGCATCAGTTAGGCGTGTTTTTATAAAATAAACTTTTTTTATATAAAAAATTGAAATATTAATTTAATGCATAAGTTCTGTTAAATTCATTACACATTTTATATTACTTTAATATAATTAATAAAAGTAATATGATAGAGATATCTTCAGCAAATATATCTGATATTAGTGCTCAATATGTTCGTAGCGCATATTCAAACGTAGAAAAGACAACTAATTGTAGTTTTATAATTAATTATTGTTATCGTAGTTTATTATTACGACAACAACATGAACACGAACAATTCTTATTAAGTTGTGATTATCATTATAATATGATGAAAGCTAACTATTTTAGTATTGTTTGTATTAATAAAATAAAATACAATGGAGAATTATTATCTCAACAACGTAAATTTAAGCAAATTATTATCAATAAATACATTGATCTTAAAAAAATACATAGTGTACAAATTGAAAAATTTAAACACTATTTTTTAATTCCTATTGAAAAATTAAAAAAAGAATCAATTGAAACATGGATAGATATTGTTGCAAATTCCAATCTAATATTAACAGATCCTGATACTATTTTTTCTAAAAGTGTTCATTCATCTAATATATGTTTTATGGCTAAAGAATTAACAATGAAAGCACAATCAGAAACATGTTTTTTTCCTTTATAAATAAATTTAATAAGATCTTGTTAAATTTATTTATATTATATTTTGTGTAATTTCGTCTAATTTTTGCTTGATCGTTACTTTTTTAGATTCGGTTGTAGCCCACATTCTTTTATCTAATCCTGGATGTCTTTCAGGTTTAAAATAACAGTATTTCTGGCATCATTTCTGATATCATTTCTGGTATCATTTCTGGTATCATTTCTGGTATCATTTCTGGTATCATTTCTGGTGTAACTCCACAATCATCTGGTAAATTTGATGTAATAGCTTTTAATGTATAATCTAATATATTTTTCTTAATATAAAAATTCAATTTTTATCGTTTTTTGTTAAAAATTGAATTTATAAAATGCGTGTAAAAATACAATGATTTTTTTATCCACGCCGTTTAATTTGAATAGGCTAACCCAGCCATACCGCTCATGATACGGAGAACATTGTAGTTGGTAGCATAAATTTTAATTGTGGCATTGGTTGCAACAGTTGAATCATTGAATGTAAGGTTAAGAGTGGCGTTATCAATACGAGACATATTGCAAGTTCCAGATGGTTGATGTTCTTCGGGGTTGAGGGAGAAGGAGTACATGTTAATACCATCGGCAGGGGTGTTGGAATGATGTTGCCAAGGTTGAACATAGTTGAAATACATACCTTCACGAACAGAGAAACGATCTTGACCGTTAAGTTGGAGAAGAACTTGAGAGATGGGGTTAACGGTTTTGTTAAGGTAAGTTCCATAGTTGGTGTAATCCCAGACACGTACATCAGATACACCACTGATTGATGATGCAGGTGAAAGATTTGATGCACTTGGTGTAGAACCATTTGCTGAACCATCTCCGACAGTGTTACGAAGAGCACTACCAGGATCAAAAGTTGAGGCTAATACAGCAATTGTAGCAGATACAAGGTCATCAGGAAGAAGATGTCCAAGAATTTCAATATTGTTAACACTTAGAACAGGAATAGTTGACATAACTGCTGTTGCGTTGTAAGTAGAAATGTTTCCAGAAATATCTCCATATACAACAGCTTTTGCAGCATTAATAGCAGTTGTAAGATCAGATAATACTCCACTGGTAATAGTAAAATTTGTTTGTGTTGCACTTGTACGAGTAAGACCACTTTTAGCAACAATAAGGCCACCACCAGATGGAAATGAAAGATCTCCCCAAGCAAGGACTGCACGTTTGGTGGCAAGAACTTTGGTTGCTTGCCAATCATTTGGTACATATGCTAAGAAAGAGTTACCATTTGTGTATTTGGTTTGTTGAACGTTCCAGTAAAGAGCTTTGCAAGGATGGTTAAAGTTAAGACGGAATTTAGAGCTTACTGATGTAACAGATTCTGCTCCAGTGAATTGAAGTTGTTCGATTAAGTATTCGTGTGATGCTTGAGCGAATTTTTTACGTTCTTCAGAATCAAGGTATACGTAGTCAACAAAAAGAGAGCATGTTGCAAGACTGGCAGTTGTTTGGGCAGTTGCGGAAGTCATACTGTTAACTAATGTATTGAAAGCATTAAATTGGATTTCAATACGGGTATCGTGGTATTGAGTGGCAATAAGAGGTAAAGCAAGACCATCATTGCGGCAGTGGAAAAAGTATAGAGGAACATAAAGAGTGGTGGCAACAGTTCCAGCGGGAGATACTTGTAAGTTGGTTAATGCTGGAGTGTCACCAATCATTTGAGCATATCCGCGATCGTGGGCAAATTTACGAGAAAGTTCATACCATACATTGAACCAATCACCATATTGTTTATCAATATCAGTACCACCAATATTTAAAGTAATGTAGTTAAGCATGGCGTGACCAATTTTAGATACCCATACATTTCCTGAATTGAGAGCAGGAAGACCAACACGTAAGTATACTTTGGTGATAAGATCACCGTTACGTTGGATTTGGCAAACAACTTTTTTGTTGAAATCACCGGATCCATTGAAAACTTGTTCAATAGATTCAACGGCAAAGTTAGTGTGTCTGCGATATACGACTTTCCAGAAAGTTATTTGAGGATTACCAGTAAGGTATACATCTTGAGCACCATAAGCGACTAATTGCATTAAACCTCCAGCCATTTTGATATATATAATATATTGTAGAAAATTTTTTTTCATAATAAAAACGTCAATTAATTATTAAAAATTAAATCTTATAATATTTTTTAAGCATATTATCATAATATATATTTAAAGTTTATTATATATTTTTTTATTATTATACATGTCTAATTTCAAAGAAAAAAATATAAAATATTCTACTTTTTGTAATAATATTTTGAATAAGTCTATGATTATTCATGGTACTTTAGATTCTAAACATAATCAGATAATGAATGAGTTTAATAAAAATAGCAATAATTTAAATAAATTAAAAGCAAAGATTATTAAACTTAAAAAAGAATATAATGATTGTGATAATAATTTTGAAAATAATCGTAAAAAATTACAATTAAAAGATCAATTTGAAGAATTAGAATTAGAAGTTGAAAAAATTGAAAAACATGAAGATGAATTAGATTATTTTAATAATACTTCTGATATCTTATTTAAATATTATGATAATAATGTTCAAGAAAAAACAGTTAAAAATATACCGACTGATTTACTTGAATTTTTTAATCATACTAAATATCAAAAAAAAAATCAAGATGATAATGATAAATATAATTTATTTGATAAATATATGAAAATTACATCTAATACAAATCTTAATAAAAATACAGTATCACAATTAAAATATTGTGCAAATTGTAATATTGAAAAAACATTACATTTACAAGAAGGATTTTTAATTTGTACTAATTGTGGTGAATCTGAATATATCTTACTAGATAGTGACAAACCAAATTATAAAGATCCAATTGTTGAAAATAAACCTAATGGATATAAAAGAATAAATCATTTTTCTGAATTATTAAATCAATTTCAAGGAAAAGAAAGTACTGATATTCCTAATGATGTTTTTGAAAAAATTATACATGAACTTAAAGTCTTAAAAATATCCGATTTATCTAAACTAGATGTTAAAACAATGAGAAATATTTTAAAAAATTTAGATTTAAATAATTTCTATGAACATATTCCTTACATTATTAATAAACTTAATGGTATACCTCCACCAACTATGTCAAGAGAATTAGAAGAAAAAATAAGAATAATGTTTAAAGAAGTTCAAGAACCTTGGATTAAATTCAAAGGTTCTATGAGAAAAAATTTCCTTAATAATAATTATGTATTTCATAAAATTTTTGAATTATTGGAAGAAGATAATTTCCTTCCATTTTTCCCCTATCTGAAAAGTAGAGAAAAATTACAAGAACATGATGAAATATGGAAAAAAATCTGTTCGAATAATAAATGGGAGTTTATTCCATCATTATAATATATTTTAATTTATTAAAATATTTATAATATGCATTTATTCCATCATTATAATATATTTTAATT